TATTATTATCATATATTTTTTTATTATATTTTAAAATTTTTGATTTATTTTTTAATATTTCATTATTAAAAATTTCTTCTACAAATACACCTTTGTTTTTTTTTAAAAATTTTCCATCAATATATGCAGATTCAGTATAATTAGGATCTAATTCAAAATATTTAAGAAAATCAATTTCCTCTGTTATTTGTGAATATTCAAATTCAGAATAAAAATTTTTTATTATCAAAATAGGTATATTTTTTTCTATTTCAACAATTTCCATATCTAACCTCTATAAATATTTTTATTTAAATATTCGTAAAGTGTCGGTTCAAAATTCGCTGCATGCATCCATCTCTTTTTATTTTTATTCAACGCTGGCCAATAGATATTTTCGTAGTCTTTTAAATTTAAATGTCCGTAGTGAAGATCGTAAGCAATGTCCATTTGATCATATACGAAATAATTCATGCCAACACTAATATAGTTAATTCCAGCCTGCTGATCAATATTTTTATTATGGTATTTATTATCTAATAATGATCTATATTCAATATTTTTATTTAAATTATTAGTAATTTTATTATATGGCCTAAGTCTGGCGGCGCGCCAATATTCGCTATCATCTCTTTGACTTAATAAATAATGTTGAGAAACAAATTGAGCAAAATTATTAAATAATTCAAATGTTGCCATATTATAAAAATCTTTTTCTATTTGACTAATTTGTGGTCTTTGTAAAGTTTTTAATAATCTAAACAAAAATTCATGAATAGTAAAAAGTCCATTACTTTCAAGTGGTTCGATAAAACCAGCAGATAGCCCAATAGCAATAACATTATTAACCCATGTTCTTTCATGAATTCCAACTCTCATTGAAATATCACGATATTGTAGAGATTCAATCTGATCTTTATTTCTTGGGAATAACATTTTATTAGAGGATAAATGATTTTTAAACTCTACAAGCGCATCTTCTTCTGAAATAAACTCATTGCTATATACATAGCCTGTACCTATTCTTGACCATAGTGGTATATTCCACACCCAACCATTTGCAATCGCAGTGCAATTTGTAAACGGTTCAATTTCTTTTTCTTTATCAATATATGGCAATTGCGTTGCCCATGCTTTATTATTTGGCAATATGTCTTTATACGAAATAAATGGTTCTTTTAAGGTTTGGCCAAGGAGCAATGATTTCCAGCCAGTGCAATCAATATATAAATCTGCTTTATACTGATCTCCATTATCTAAAATTAATGACTCTACTCCATTTTTAAAACTGCTATTAATATGTTTAACTTCTGCTATGATATGCTTAACGCCTCTTGGTATAGCATATCGTTCACGAAGCCAACTTCCAAACTTTGTAGAATCAAAATGTAATGCAACATCTCTACTTGGTGTAAAATTATCAAAAAGACCGTGATCGTTTGTAGAATATTTGTTTTGCTGAAATAAAGAAGCTGCTGGAAAATAGGCATCAACATAGTCTTGAATCGGAAGTTCTGGATTTAATGCTTTTGCAACTAACCAATCATATTGGCCTCTGTGGTTTTCGCTAAAAAATGGTAATCCAAATGGATAGTGAAATCCACCAGAGTTTTCTTTATAAAAATCAGTAAATTTAATACTCATTTTCAATGAACCATTTGTATATCTTAAAAAATCTTCAATATTGATTCCAAGATATTCGCAATAATTTCGTATTCCACCAATTGTGCTTTCGCCAACACCAACGATTGGAATATTTGGAGCTTCAATAAGTGTTATTTTTTTATTAGGGAAAGATTTAATTAAAAAAGCAGCAGTCATCCATCCTGCAGAGCCGCCGCCTACAATAATAATTTCTTTATATTCTTGCACAGTTTGTGCTCCCACTGGGACTCGAACCCAGAAACCTTGCGGTGAAGGATTTTAAGTCCTCTGCGTTTGCCGATTTCGCCATAGGAGCCTATTTTACCTTTTTTTACTGACCCTGCGCTGTAACTTTTTACGCTTTACTCTAATCTTCCTACCTTTTGGTATATCTGGAAGTGGGAAATGGGGTGCGATTGCTTCTGCTATATTATCGATTACACGCTCTTGCTGGTATTCTAAACCATTTAAAGTTGAGCGAATGATCTTTGTACCGCCTGGATCTTCTTTAATTGGGTCAAGGATCTCCTGTGCGGCTTCGGTAATAGGTGCAAAATGGCAATGTAGCAGTTCGTGGATGATGGTTGAACGCAATTCTTCTGGTTTTTGTTTTTTAAAATTTTTATTTAGCTGCATTTTAGCGTACTGTTGACCAAATACAACATCAATTTCACCTAAAGAGTCGCTTGCGCAAGGTTCTGCAAGTACAATAATATTCCAATCAGTCAATTTCAAAGATTTTTTTAGACGATTAACATATCTCAATACCCAAGGATCAAGCTGTTGGGGTAAATTTTTGCGTTTAGATGACTTTTGAGCCATAAAATATTATGAAAGCAGTCGCCAATCAGTCCAAGTACCATCAATTGGGGTAAAACCATTATTCCTATCAAGGACAATATGCTGATAGTATTCAAAATCAAAAAATTTTTCAATTTCAGTGAGCGTTTTTAGTATATTGAGCTCTCCGCAAGTATACAAATCAAATTGTAGAAGCCCAGGATCTTGTTCGTCCCACATATGAAACGCAATATGCGATGTTTCAATCATTACAGAAGCAGTAATCCCACGATTGCCATCGGATTCTACATATTTAGCATATGGACCACGAACAATTTTCATATCAATTGCTGCAACGAGATGCTCAAGCCAAGCAACAACTGTTTGTTCATCATAAATTGGGTTTCTGACAAGACCCTGAAGAAGCAAATGTTTATGTTGGATAGCCATCAGTTTTTCTCCAACTGATAAAGAAATGTTTCATTCAACCACATGAATGCAATAATTGAATATCCAACAATATCCATCAATGTATCAAAAAGACTTTCATTCTCTACTGCATTTTCATAATCTTGCTTCATCAAAAGATTTTCAGCTCTCGCAACTTTATCATGAACACGAATTACAAGACCAGTAATGCCAAATTTTGCAATATTATTATGACCATAATCTCTTTGTTTATTGATTACAGTTGTTACAACATGTGTAAGTAAAATATCTTGATTAAATATTTGTTTCGCCATAGCAATCGCATTCATGCTAAGGGCAGCCCAATACTGTTTATGAGAATCTACACGACTAGTGCCGCTACTTTCAAGATAAAGTTTAGAAAGAATATATTCATCAATTGCATGGCGAAGATTAGTTGCTGGTCTGTATTCCACATTAACAAATCTCTGCTGTGTTAAATGAAAACTTGAATATAGTTCTGTTGCTGATTGATAAGCAGCCGCTTCCCAAGTCGTGACTGGTGCATCCTTTGAATAAAGTAGCGTCATATAATCCTCCTCAAGAAACGGCTGCTTACAAAATCACACGCTAACGATCTTAAACTGACCGCGCCTAACCTTCTCAAACATCTGGTTGTTTGCCTTGACGAAGTTGTAGAAGGTCGGAAGCGAAATATTCACATCAGCCGACACCTGAGTGGCGGTTACGACCTGCCCAACATTCTTCTTGACATAATCCATAATGTCACTCTGCTTGGACTTAGTATTAGTAGTCACTTGTTCACCTCCTTTGAGGATTTTCTTAAAACCGAACTGTCCCCAGATTGTAGCAGCAATGTCTCGGGGAAGGGAGTAGTAGGAGGTGGTTTTTTCAAAACTCCATCCTTTGAAGTGACCGCGAATAACAGAATATGCAATACGCTCTCCTTCTTTATGGATCTTACCAATTTCTGAAATTGTATTAATAACTTTTTTCTCAAAAGCTTCAGCGGCCTTCATCGCCTGCAAACTGCTGACACTAATTTCGTGATATTGCTCCACTACCTCTCCTGATCTACTAAAATAATTATTCCGTTACTATCGAAAATTCTGCCAGCGGGTGATCCGAATTGCCCACATATCCAACAGGAAACATCACCATTATGATCGGACCACCACACTTGGCATTGATTACACTCTAGCATAAGAGGGAGCTGGGGTTGGTCCGCAGAAGAATTTGTTTTAAAATTATTTCCAGACATAATTATAGCCGATCCCTGCACTCAGTCTAACCTATACGGAATAGAAAAAGCCAAGAATCGGCTATAAAAATTTTTTACTTCTTTTTAGATTTTACTTTACTTGTAGGATGATCTAATACTAAGTGTGAATCTAATTTATGTTCTACTTTGTCAACTTTAATATCTACATTGTGTACATCTGTGTGCAGATCAATAAGCTTTTCCATGACTTTGCCATGATCTTCTTTATTTTCGTTTCTGCCTTTTTGTACTAATGCAATGACTATGCCACCGATTGCTGTAATCAGGGCAACATAAATCGCTTCCATAATTTACTTCGTAAGAAGAAAGTTAGCAATCATCTCCGCATCGAGATCAAGTTTGCCGTGCTTGTTCTCATAAGTCTTGAGAATCTCAATAAGATCATTCTTCTTTACTGTTTCTGGCTTAGCATCACCATCAACTTCCTGAGCTCTGGGTGCTGTGGAGGCAGGCTCCCCAGTAGTGCCAGAATCTGAACCACCAAGTGTCTGCTTTGACTCGTCAAGCATAAATGTAACATCCTTGACAGCTTTAGTTAAAGAGTCAATCTGCTCCTGATGATAGGATGCCGCTGCGAGCGCCTCCTTCAGAAGAAACTGATGCTTGAGAACCATTTTCTCGGCATCATCAACGGGAATTCTAATAACCTTCATTATTTCCTCCTATTTACTCTGTAATTAAAGACTCGTCTATAATCCAAAGTTTGCAAATAGCTTCTGGTTCAATTGTACCAGAAACTATTTCACATCCACGACCGCCTTCGTAAAATATGCAATTAGCACAAACCATGCCTTGGGCTTTGAATGGGTTTGCCTCGCCAGAAGCATAATGAGCGCCGTTGGCTCCAGATGTTTGGTCCCATTTCCCATATTTTTCAGCGATATATTCATACATTTCATATTGCGCCTGCTGGCGAGGCTTAAGAGTTAATTCGACATCTTCCATTTCATCTTCGGACTCTTCTTCTATTTCTCCATTCATTTCATCTTCTGATTTTTCATCTTCTAACTCTTCATTCTCTTCCATATCGTCATTTGCAGTCACAACCCCATCTGGGATAAGAGCAAAGCGACACTTGCCGCCATCTTCAACCTGTTGGGCAAGAACTGAGCAAGATCCATTCCCTTTATATAATAAACAATTTTTACACATCACACCAATTTCTTTTTCATCATTTTCCGCCGCTGGCTCATAATCAACCCAAATGCCACTGCCTTCTTGATCAAAAGGACCATACTGATACGCGATGGCTGTTAAAGCAGTTGCAAGCATTGCTTCTTGTTCTGCTACATCTTCTGCAATTTTTTTAATGTTCATTAGTTGTTTACTCTCCGATATTTACCACCGCGTTTTTTATACTCGCGGACCAGCCATGCATTTGCATATGCCGAAGGATATACATCAAATTTTCTTTTAGCTTCCGCCTTTACTCTAGCATAAAGCTCTGGATTTGTTGGAATATTCTTTGATGCTTTTTTAATTGTCGCAACATTGATTGGTTTTTTATCTTGTCTTGCTGTCGTAGATTCAGCTCTTCTTTTGCGACGGATTGCAGAAGCTATCTGTTCTGGAGTCATTCTTGCTGCTCTTGATGCAGGAACGCATTTTGGATATTTGCCAGTGCTTGCATCTCTACGACCACATGGTTCAAATCCACCACCTGGTTTTGGGCGAGAAAGATCAACCCAGTCTTCATTAAACCATTCTGTTAAACTTTTTGCAACAATATCTGCGATCTCATCAGCAAATTTCATTATTCTATTTTTTTTCTTTTTTTTCTTATATCCCTGTTGTGGGTTTTTCAATCCACTTTCCATATGAGCTGTTGACACTTCATTCATTTTTTCTTTAAAATTTCCACCCTCAACGGCATAACCTTGAATATAGGCTTTTTGTTTAGCATAATTTTTACTTTTTTCATTGCCAGATGTATATGTATAGCATTTACCACGGTCGCCCCATTTATAACCAGGCTTACCGCCCAACGAACATGATTTAACTGGCATAATTATTATATTTTACCATTATTTATAGTAACTAACCAAGTCTTCTCTTGACCATCTTTGCACTGGAATTTCGACATGATGAAAATAGTGAAAGGCGTCTTCTGATGAATAAACAATGCGAGCGTAGGCTTTCCTTACCCCTTCGTCATATGCGCTACATTCTGAATTACTACAAAAATATAATGCTTTGTATTGATATTTATCTTCATACCAATGAACGGCATTAACGACAACTAATTCTTTTATACAAAACGGACATATTTTTACTGGGTAGGGGAAATCTTTAATCTTGGAGCCCAGTATCATCTACATCCTCTTTAAAAACTTTTTTTCTTAAAATATAATCAATGATTTCATCTATTTTATTTTTAGCAATTTCAATTCCATCCATTAAAGCATTAAGTTCTGAGATAGTCATTGCATAATTATCTTCTGGTGACATAATAAAGAATGACGGGACAAAACCATTTTCATATGGTATTGATTTAATTATAATTTGTAAACTTTCAATTTCTTCATATTGAGTATCGTCATTATAACTATTAACTTTCATCACTTTAACTTCTTTCTAATCATTTGATTAAGTTCTTTAATTGTAATTGAAGGCTCATCTTTATTTGTTTGATTACTTATATTATTTTTAGAATTATTTAAAAGTGTAGTAAACCATTGATATGTTAATACTACGACAATAGCATGTTGCCAAAGAAAATTTCTATTTAAAATAAATTCTAATGAATATTTAGATCCGACAACTGCTACGGCAGTCCAAATCAACCAATAAAAAATAGTGTTCATAAACCTCCGATGTCAGCATATCAAAAATTTCAAAAAATTTTCTGGAAAGCGATGAAAAATTGAAATTTTCATGGTATGCTTCGCATGCAAGGCAGGCGAAGTACTCTATTATACTTAGTATACTAAGTATACCTATGTGTACTTAGCATGCTAAGTATACTAGTCGTTGCTCGTAATTTAACTAAAAGAATGGTAGTGTGTAGATATGCACATCATCGCTATCGTAGAGTCTGATGATTATGGTCCTGTAGCTGTTCTTGACCCCGACTTTATTACGGTAATGAAATTTGATGATTTTTATCTTGCTGCTACAAGATGTGTTTATACAAATTCCCCGATTACTTGCGAAATTTCTGAAGAAACGGCACTTGATCTTATAAAAAAAGGTGTAAAATGTTTTGGAGTTTCTTCTGATAGTCTTCCAGTTGAAACAGATATTGCGGAGAACAAAAAAGAGCAGTAATCAATGAAAAAAATTAGTTGGTTTAGTCTGAACTATGAAGATGTTTCGGGCGAGCACTGGTATAGCCAGGGCTACTACAATGCTGCGCTTTCAACAATTAAAGGATTGAATGAAAAAGATTGTGCAGTTTTTTATAATCGTGAAGACATTCCATTTCATGTAAATTTTTGTCCAGCAACTTATTATCAATATAATTCAAAATATACAGTTGGCTATTCTCCTTGGGAGTCAACAAAAATTCCAGATCATTGGATTTACAATATGCGCAGATGTGACGAAATTTGGGCGACATCTGAGTTCACAAAAAATGTTTATGAAAATTCTGGGATAAGTGCCAATGTCCATGTAATTCCTCACGGGGTCTCTCCAGAGTTTGAAATTTTTGAAAGAGAATTAACTAATAGATTTATTTTTTTGCATGTAGGTGGAGATTCAAAAAGAAAAAATGCACAGATGGCTGTTGATGCTTTTCTTGAATTATTTGAAGGCAAAGATGAATATCGTTTAGTAATGAAATATAACAAATTTTGCTATGCTGAAATTTATATGGAAGATCAGCTTGTACCCGCAACATATCATCCTCAAATTATTGGTATGCCAGATCAAATGTCTACAGATGAACTTGTCAGGTTATATCACAAATCTCATTGTTTAATTTATCCGACAATGGGTGAAGGTTTTGGTTTGATTCCTCTTGAAGCTATGGCTACTGGACTTCCTACTATTGTGACAAATGCTACTGGATGTAAAGATTACGCTCATTTGGGAATTCCTCTTCAGTCTTCTTTTATTAAAGCTGAATGGAATAATCAGTTATATAATTCCGATACTGGAGAATGGGCAAGTCCAAATTTTGAACAATTGCTTAATCTTATGGAAAATGTTGTTGACGAATATGATGAATTCAAAAAATTTGCAGTGAAATCTGCAAGAATCATTCATTCGGAATGGTCATGGGCCTCCACTGCTGATAAAATTCTAAAACGCTTGGAATTCTACGAAAATTCTTTGCAGTAATCCTTAGTACAATTTTTTTCAGTCAGAACAATTTTTTGATAAACTATATTCTTCATTTGGAGGTGTCCTTTGACTATTCTTACTGCTGATTTTCTGTCCACTTACGCAACTAAACAGCCGCCTTGGGGTTTTGGTGGTCTTGGCGAAGTGGTTTATCTTCGTACATACAGCAGAAAGATTGATGGCACTGATCGTAGTGAAACATGGGTTGAGACTATTTCTCGTGTAATTAATGGAGCAGTAGAAATTGGTGTCCCCTATACGGAAGAAGAGGCTCAAAAACTTTTTGATCATATGTTTAATCTTCGGTGTTCAGTTGCTGGCCGTGCTCTGTGGCAACTTGGCACTCCTCTTGTACAGAAATTTTCTGGCACTTCACTCAACAATTGTTTTTTTACAAACATTGAAAAAATTGAGGATTTTGAACTTCTTTTTGATTATTTGATGCTTGGTGGTGGTGTTGGATTTTCGGTGGAGAGATCAAAGATCCATGACCTGCCGAAAGTTAAACAAGTTGGAAAGATAATTGCTGAAAGAACTAATGATGCAGATTTTATTGTTCCTGATTCTCGTCAGGGATGGAGGACACTGCTGCACAAAGTTCTTGAAGCGTATTTTGTGACTGGTAAAGCATTTTCATATTCAACGATTCTTATTCGTGAATTTGGAGCGCAACTGAAAACATTTGGTGGCACTGCTTCTGGTCCTGGCGCGCTCGTAGATGGAATTGAGGATATTTGCAAGGTTCTTGATAACCGTATTGGTAAGAAACTCCGTTCTATTGATGTATTGGATATTTGTAATATTATTGGTCGCATTGTTGTTTCTGGGTCATCTCGTCGGTCGGCGCAAATTGCAATTGGCGATCCCGATGATATTCTTTTTATTCGGGCAAAAAATTGGGCAACTGGTGATATCCCTGCGTGGAGAGCAAATAGCAATAATTCTATTTATGCAGATGCATATGAAGAAATTCTTGCCGAGCTTTGGAAGGGTTATGACGGTTCTGGAGAACCATACGGTCTTGTAAATCGCAAGCTTGCACGCACATACGGCAGACTTGGCGAGAAGTCGCCAGATCCTACAATTGAGGGTTTTAATCCGTGTGCAGAAATTGCTCTTGGCGATGGCGAGTCTTGCAATCTTGCAACTATCTTTTTGCCAAATGTTGAATCATTGGATCAGTTTAAAGAAATTTCAAAACTTCTTTATATGTTGCAGAAGCAGGTCACAAAACTTTCTTATCCGTATGAGAAGACAAGTAAGATTGTGCAAAAAAATGCAAGGCTTGGCCAATCTGTTACTGGTATTCTGCAGTGTTCTGAGGAAAAAATTTCTTGGCTGTCTGATGTTTATGAATATCTTAAAGACTTTGATAAGAAATATAGTAAGGAAAAGAGCTGGTCTCCGTCTGTTCGTCTTACAACAGTTCAGCCGTCTGGTACGCTTTCGCTTCTTCCAGGTGTGACTCCAGGTGTTCACCCTGCATTTGCTAAATATTATATTCGTAGAGTTAGGTTTAGTTCTGTTGATCCACTTGTATCTGCGTGTAAAAAGCGTGGATATAAAGTTGTTTGGGACATGGGGCTTGATGGGAGAGAAGACCACACAAGATATGTTGTTGAATTCCCATGTAAGTCGCCAGAAAATTCTGTTCTTGCATCTAGCATGACTGCTATTGAACAGCTTGAATGGGTAAAGAAAATGCAGACCGAGTGGGCGGATAATGCAGTTTCTGTAACTGTATATTACAGAAAAGAAGAACTTACAGAAATTAAAGAATGGCTCAGTAAAAATTATGATAATTCTATTAAGTCTGTATCGTTTTTACTTCATGTTGATCACAATTTCCCACTTCCTCCATATGAGGAAATCACAGAAGATCATTATAATCAGCTATTTTCTGAAATTGATTTCTCAATTCCACTACAGGAGAAAGCTCTTGATTTTGAAATTGGCCTTGATGAATGCGCTACTGGAGCCTGTCCAATCAAGTAATGACATTTTAAAGTACAGAGTTGTGCATTTTTTATAAAAAATGGTGTACAATTTACATAAATGACCTACGAATCTATTAAGGATGGTAGCCTTTGGATACCAGGTAGAACATTTGGTGTCTGTGTATGGCAGTTGCCTAATGGCGATGTTTTGGCAGATGCTGATAAAAATTATCTTTGTGCTGAAGGTTTTGTTGGTGACAAGAAAATTGAAAAACTTGTTGCTGAAGGTGCAAAATATTGGACGGGCAGCAGTGAAGGTCAAGTTCGCTGGATTCATGGGGCTAGAAAAGTTAGTGATTCTGAGAGAAGCGACCAAGCCGAAAGATTGGCTGACGGCCTCATCCCAGATCCATACGAAGATTTATTAGATCCTATTAAGGGGATGTGATGGAAAAGAAAATGTCTTTTATTGAAGAAACAAATAATGGTAATGAAGTAAATCTTGAGGATATTGATTATATTGGATTTGAAGCATCATCTGCTACCGATGATCCGTTTAAGAAAATTTCTTTTGATTCACTTTCTCCAAAGATGAAGCGCCGCGTCGGTCGGCTTGCAAAAAAGTATGAGGGCATGGATGGTACAGCAACAAAGTACATTGATCCAGAAACTCTTGACGGTTATTCTCTTTACGATATTGTCAATCCTCCTTATGATTTAGATAATCTTGCTGGGCTTTTTGATTCAAGTGCTATTCATCATGCGTCTGTAATGGCAAGAGTCATGAACACTGTTGGCGTTGGCTATGAGTTCAAAGAAACTTTGAAGGCAAGAAGAAAAATTGAAAAGTCGGCAGATGATCCAGAAAAACTTGACCGTGTAAGAAAATCATTGCAGGATGAGAAAGAGCGTCTTGAAGAGTTTTTTGAAAATGTTAATACCGAAGAGACATTTAATGAAACGATGATTAAAGTTTGGCAAGATGTTCTTACAATTGGAAATGGATATCTTGAGATCGGTAGAAATAATGCTGGAGAAGTTGGTTATATTGGACACATTCCAGGCACGATGGTGCGTGTTAGAAGAAAGCGCGATGGGTTTGTTCAGATAGCTCGCCATAATAAAATTTCAGCAGTATATTTTAGAAATTATGGTGATACAACAACTGAAGACCCGATTAATTCAGATCCTCGTCCAAATGAAATAATTCATTTTAAAATTTATACACCAAAAAATACTTACTATGGCGTCCCCTCGGCGGTATCTGCTGCTGCAGCAATTGTTGGTGATAAATTTGCAAAAGAATATAATATTGATTATTTTGAAAATAAAGCAATTCCTCGCTATGCAATTATTCTTAAAGGTGCAAAATTAAGCAATAAGTCTAAGCAAGAACTTATTAATTATTTCCGAAAAGAAGTTAAGGGTCGTAATCACGGCACCCTTGTAGTACCAATTCCTTCTTCAATCGGTGCAGACACTGATATCAGATTTGAAAAACTTGAAGCTGGCATTCAGGATGCATCATTTGATAAATATCGTAAATCAAATAGAGATGAAATTCTGGTTGCTAATAGAGTTCCTGCTCCAAAAGTCGGTGTTTATGATAATGCGAACTTAGCGGTATCTAGAGATTCTGATAAAACTTTTAAAATGCAGGTTGTCGGTCCAGATCAAGCGATTATTGAGAAAAGACTTAATCGTATGATGATGGAGTTTACAGACCTTTATACAATACATTTTAAGACTATTGACTTGATTGATGAGGACATTCAGTCTAGAATTAATGATAGATATTTGAGAACAGAAGTTATTTCTCCCAATGAAGTTCGTTCGGGCCTCGGATTGCCAGAGCGGATGGATGGTGATGAACCGCTTCCGTTCCCAACAAGAGTTAAGAAAGAACAGGGTGGGCCTGGTGCTCCTCCTGGAAATTCTAATAATATGTCGGATCAGCCAAGAAATGCTAGAGCCGATACTCCAGAAGGCGCTTCAGATCCCAGACAGTCTGGTGATCAGGCTGAGCGAGGAGAAAATCAGGACACAGGAGGCTCTGAATGAGTGAAGGAATGGGTATTGTTTATAGCAATGTGGGGATTACGAGCGCTAGTAATACAGTGAGTTTTAATGCGCACACTACTTGTTTATATCTTTTAAATTTAGATACAAATACGAATGCAGAGGTTAGATTAAATGGCGGTCCCCATACGGTTTTAGTTCCGCATGCTGGTCAGCATCATGCCTATGTGGAAATTCCTGGTGACTACACCAAAATTCAGGTGTTAACGGCAAATGTTTCTGTTGCCGTTTATGCTGTTGCCTGATTTGCGTTTATTGCAAATCAGTCATAAAATATCATAGGGGACTATGAGCGACTTTTCATTTTCATTTCCAATTAATTTTATAAAAAAAGAGGAACGCATTGTTACTGGTATTGCAACAGCAGATAATGTTGACAAAGCTGGTGATATTGTAGATTTTTCTGGTTCTGAAATTGCATTTAAAAATTGGGCTGGAAATATTCGTGAGATGCATTCACCAATTGCTGTTGGTAAAGCAATTTCTTATACTCCAAAAAAACTTATTGGTCCTGATGGTAAAGAATATAATGCAATTGAAGTTTCTGCATATATTTCTAAGGGAGCCCAAAGCACTTGGGAAAAAGTTCTTGATGGTACTCTTCGTGCATTTTCAATTGGTGGAAAAATTTTAAAGAAAGAAGCTGTCGCTGGCAAAATGCATAATGGTAGACAAATGCATCTTATCAAAGAATATGAGCTTGGTGAATTAAGTCTTGTTGATAATCCTGCAAATCCACTTGCAGTTATTGATATTGTTAAATTTAATTCTGATACAAATGATTTAAATTATGTTCTTAAATGTTGTGATGATAAATGTGAGTATGTTATTGAAAAAGCAAAACAGCCTCTTAGAGATCCCAAGGGCGGTCTGACTGCGGCAGGGAGAAGGTACTTCAAGCAAACTGAGGGTGCAAATCTTAAACCAGGCGTTAAAGGGCCAGCAAATACTCCAGAAAAAATGCGCCGCAAAGGTTCTTTCCTCGTGCGATTTTTTACAAACCCATCTGGTCCTATGAAAAAACCAAATGGCAAACCAACTCGGCTTGCGCTCTCTGCGGCGGCTTGGGGTGAGCCAGTCCCGCAGGATAGATCTGATGCTGCAAAACTTGCAGCAAAAGGTCGTCGCCTGCTTGAAAGGTATCGTAATACAAAAGAAAAGAAAAATAAGTCTTATGATGAAAATGATTTCTCTGCAGATTTATTTGATAGATTAATTGAAGAAATTGAAGATATGGATATTGACCATATAGAGTATGACGAAAATAATGCAATGTTGAACATGTTGCTTGATTCTCTATATGATGATTTGGAGAGTACAATGAAAAATGAGAATTCTGAAGTTAAAACATGTGAGTGTGAATCCGAATGTGATTGCCAACATGTTTTAGAAGTAGATAATGCCAATAAAACATTGCAAAAAGATGAAAATTATGCTACTGTAAACCCTATGGAAAATTCATTGACAGATAATAAAATTTCGCTTATGAGAAAGTTTATTGTTTGGCTCATGAATGAGCCCAGCAATGAAGGACTGGAGAAGTCCGTCGCTACTGAAACTTCAGTTGAAAGTGAAGTAGAAGTGGAACAAGTGGAGGAGAATCAAATGGATATTGAAGTTCTCAAAGAAGCACTTAGTTCTGTAATTGATCAGAAGCTTAACGATTTTGCAACTTCGCTTAAAGGTGAGGTTGAGGAGAGCGTTAATGCCAAGATTGAGGAAGTAACTAAGAACTTTGATGCACAGAAGACAGAGCTCACTCAGAAGCTTGAGGCAACTGAGCAGGCTCTCACTGAGCAGACAGCCAAGGTCGAAGAGTTCGCCCAGGCTGGCGCAATGAAGAAGAGCGTTGACACAGAAGAGACAGAAGAGGTGGAGTTAAAGAAGTCTGCCGAACCGAAGTCCGTGTGGAACAATGTTTATCTGCCCCAGAGAGTTATTAACTCCTTGGGCTACAAGCAATAATTAGTTAAGGAGGAATAGTAACTATGGCAACACAGGAAGAGATCCTTGCTAAGGCAAATGAAGTAACCACATCCGATGTAAGTGAAGGTTCGGGCGGTCTTCTCAATGCTGAGCAGGCTAATCGTTTTATTGATTTCGTCGTTGACCAGTCGGTGCTCATGCAGAACGCTCGCGTTGTGCGCATGCGTACACCCACACTGGACATTGACAAGGTGTCGGTAGGCACCCGTCTTATGGCAAAGGCAACAGAGGCAACGGACACAGCGTCCAATGCTGCTCTGACCTTCTCCAAGGTATCGCTCTCCAGCGTCAAGCTTCGTCTTGACTGGGAGATCAGCACAGAGGCTCTTGAGGACAACATTGAGGGCGCTGGCTTAGAGGACCACATTGCACAGATGATGGCTCGTCAGACAGCTAATGATCTTGACGATCTTCTCATTAATGGCAACACTTCGTCCAACAACGGCCTGCTGAAGGCTCTTAACGGCTTCGTCAAGCTTGCTCTTACGAGCGGCACGGTCGTGGATGA